GTATCTAATAAAATAATATCAAATTTATTTATGCTGTGTGCAGATGCAAAAGTAAGTGTTACAGTCTTTGATCCGTTGGTTGTTGAAAAAGCACTTGATAAAGATGTTGTAGATTTAATAGGATGTATGTCGTAAAATATACCTCCAGAGTATGCGTACAAAATTCTGTTTGTTCCTAGGATAGCATACTTAATACCTGATGTATTAACAAAATGATGAATAGCTGTTGCTCGACCTGTTATGGCAACTGAACCGAGTTGTGACCAACCACCAATCTTTTCAGGCGTGCCATATCTAAATCTAACATTGTCACCGTTAACCCATTGGCTTTCACCACCGGTAGCAGTAACCTGTTTATTAAATCCAGGCGCAAATCTAACTTTTTGCAGCATAGTGATTTCCTATGCCTTATGGTTTAGTAGGCCAAGTAGCATTTTCACATTTAGCAACAGTGTCTTTACCGTCAGGCAGATCTCTTAAATTTTGTCTGTATGTTGTCATATCAGATGACATAGTAACATCAGATAAAGCATAAAAGTCTGTCTCTGCTAAGAGTCTATTTCTTTTAGCTCTTAGATCAGCCTGTGCTCTTGCTACAGCACCATCAGCCCACGCTTGTTCTTCAGCGTCTCTAGCTGTTTCTTCAGCTGCTGTGAATTGTATTCGCTCACCGTTAACCATCTTGTATCTAGGCATATTTTTCTCCTTGTTTTTTGTTTATATACTATTTCATATAGTTGTAAAAGCCTAATTTACCCCATATAAATCTATTGTACCTGCATCTATGTTTCCTGATGCAAATTTAAAGTCTATTGCATTGATAGCTGATGTTGTATTTCCATAACCAGCAATAAAATCTTGTCTTGATGAAACATTACCTATCATATTTTGTACATTAGAAATAAAATGTTTGACAAATGTTGTATTACTAGGGTCAAATAGATGTAAAAAACCTGAACAAGATGAGTCATTATCATCTCCAACTGAACCTGTAAGACCCTGATAATCTGTTGATTGAGCTAAATCATCTCCTGTTCTATAAGACAAACTTGTTGCACTAGCATCTTCAGGTTGATAAGCTCTAAAGGCAGAAGTTGTTTTTGTTACATTATAATTTGAACCGCCATCAATACTAAAATTAAAAGTAAATTTTTGATTATGTGTTTGGGGGTGAATATTATTAAAAACAAATATATATTCTTTATATGTGCTATCAATCCCTGATGTAATACTTACGCTTGATGAAGAACTAGCAGTTGATCTTGATATAAAAACTAAATCACCAAGTCCTGTTATGCTTCCTACTGCTGTTGCATCTTTTACTGCTCTGTTATTTAATTTAATTATGCTCATTATGATTTACTCAATCCATACATTTTAATTACACCGCTATCTATATTTCCACTACTAAACTTGAAATCTACACCATCAATAGCTGATGTGGTATTACAATATCCAGCCATAAAATTATGATATGCTCTTGGAGTATCACCATAAGAACTAGACACACTTATAAAATGTTTTACAAAAGTAGTAGATGATGGTGAAAATAGAAAAAGTGTACCGCTTCCACATTCATCACTAGCGTTTGCACCTGTATCAAAATATATATCTTGATAACCTGTTCCATTTGCTAAATCTCTACTACCATCATATCCCAAACTAGCTCCACTATCATCTTCTTTATGTCTTGAAAAAAAAGTAGTTGTTGTTTTACTAGCATCAAAATCAGAACCACCATCTCTAAAATTTACTCTAAAATGAGTATTAGAACTAGCTGGGTGCATATTTATAAACTTGAACATATAAGTATCATAAGTGCTGTCAATACTAGAAGTGAAAGAAGATGATGATACTCCTGATGATATAGTGTTTGTTGCAAGTAAATTTAATCCACCACTTGCTATGCTATCTAAAGCAGTAACAGAAGATATAGAATTGTTATTGTATTTAACTAACGCCATATAATTTAAAAGTTCCTGTATCTATGTTACCTGTGTTTAATGAAAATTGTACAGCGTTAACAGCCGATGTTGTGTTTCCATAACCAGCTATAAATAATTGATGAGAATAAACACTTTCTCCGTATGCGTTTGTTGTAGCTAAAAAATGTTTTACAAAGGTTGTATTGCTTGGATCGAATAAATGTAAAGTGCCTGAACAACTTTCGTCTGCATTAGAAGCATTTATAGCACCTGATATTCTTTGTGAACCTGTTCCTTGTGCTAAATCATATCCTGTTAAGTAAGTTAATGAAGCATCACCATCATCTTCTTGATGAAATGCTCTAAAAGCAGTAGATGTTTTTGTAACATTGTAGTTGCTTCCACCATCTGCTGATAAGTTCATATATAAACTAGCACCAGTTGATGGATGAACATTATAGTATTTAAAAATATATTCCTTGTAAGTAGAATCTATCCCACTTGTAAAAGATATTGTTGAATCACTACTAGCTGTCTGTGTAGATATTAAATTTAAAGCACCACCACTAATACTTGCAGGTATCGAAGTTATAGCTGATAAAGAATTATTGTTACAAAAATTTAAAGCCATTAGGTTACTCCATACATCGTTATGGTTCCGCTATCAATGTTGCCTGATGACATTTTAAATTGAATTCCTGTAATAGCAGACGTTGTATTAAAATAACCAGCACCAAATACATCTGTTGCTCTGTCAAATATTGATACAGTTCTTGAAATATAATGCTTCACAAAAACAGTGCTTGATGGTTCAAATAAGTGCATATGTCCTGAAACACTTTGATCGTTATCTGAACCTGTGCTTTCATTTAATCTTTGAAAAGAAGTTCCTTGTGCTTGGTCGTCATCAGCACTATAAGCTAATGATGTAGAACTACCATCTTCTTGATGTCTAGCAAGAAAATAAGTGTTTGTAAGTGTAGTGTTAAAATTACTTCCATCAGTTGTTGTTTGAAAAACTAATTTAGTATCATCTGTTTGTGGATGAAGATTATTAAAAAAAAACATATACTCTTTATAAGTGCTATTAATACCTGAAGTAAAAGAAATAGATGAACTTGAGCTTGCAGTTGTAGATGCTATCTTAACTAAACTACCCCCAGCACTTGCTGTTTCAAAACCATTGGCACCTGAATTAAATCTTATAGCTTCACTAGCAGCAGGTGTAACATTTAAACTATTAAATTTTAATTTATTAAGAGCCATTATTTTGTTAATCCATACATTTTGATGACACCACTATCTATATTTCCTGTATCAAATTTAAAATCAACTCCGTCAATAGCGGCAGTAACATTACAATATCCAGCAGTTCTTGAATTAATAGTATAATTAGCACTAAAATACATATTATTAGTATCCATAAAGTGTTTAACAAAAGTAGTGCTAGATGGTGAAAAAAGATAGAGTGTTCCTGAAATACTTTCATCATTTCCATTACCTACTCCTGAAGTATTTAAATCTTGATAACCTGTTCCTTGTGCTAAATCGTGGCTAGTATCATATCTTAAATTTGTTGTACTATCAGCTTCATCGTGAAACGTATAAAAATGCGTTGAAGTTTTTGTTGCATCAAAAGCTGAATCACCATCTCTAAAATTTACTTGAAATCTTACTCCATCTGATGCTGGGTGCATATTAATATATTTAAAAATATAAGTATCGTAAGTGCTATCAATCCCTGAAGTAAAACTTGAAGAGGATACACCTGAAGATATAGTGTTAGTTGAAATTAATGTCATAGCACCTGGTGCTGCTGTATCAAATCCATTAGCACTAGAGTTAAAAGCTAACCCTGTGCTTGCAACTGTTGTTAAATCAAAACTATTAAAATTAAATTTAGTTAACGCCATATAATTTTATAACTCCACTTTCAACATTTCCTGAATCAAACTTAAATTGTATGGCATCAATAGCACTTGTTGTATTAAAATAACCAGCAACATAATTTGCATTAACATAAGCATTAGCAACTAAAGTTCCTGTAGCAATAAAGTGCTTCACAAAAGTCGTACTAGATGGTTCAAAGATGTGTAAAGTTCCGCTACCACTATCATCAGCATTTGCTGTAATACTACTTAAAACTCTTTGAAAGCTAGTTGATTGTGCTAAATCTTTACCACCCTCATAAGTTAAATTTGCTGTTGAATCTGCTTCATTATGATCTGCTTGAAAAAATGATGAAGTAAGAGTAACTCCATAAGAACTTCCACCATCTGTGCTACCTTGAAAACTAAAATGTCTGCCAGTTCCGCCATCAGGGTGAATATTATAAAACTTAAAAATATATTCTTTATAAGTAGAGTCTAATCCACTTGTAAAAGATATTGTTGAACTACTACTAGCTGTCTGTGTAGATATTAAAACTAAACTACCACCAATATCATCCGCAGCTAACCCATTGTTACTAGAGTTGAATGTTATAAACTTACTCGCTGTGGGAGTAACGTTGAAACTGTTAAAATTTGCTTTAGATATTGCCACATTCTACTCCTAATTTTTTCTTCCATAAAGGGTTATAGTGCCATCTGTAATATTACCTGAATTAAATTGAAATTTAATTGCATCAAAAGCAGCAGTGCTTGAACTTTTATTTACTCCTTGAATTACACCTCCAGTAAATTCTGCGTTTTCAG